TAGCGGAAGAACTAGCAGGAGATAAACTCTTTTATACATCCGCTATTAAATTCCATGAAAAGCTTGAAAGAATGATTAGATATTGTGAAGCATCTAATGATAGATTTGATTTAAAAGTGTTCACCGCTCATATTGATAAAACTTATAAAAATCTATGTGAGGATTTAAAGGTTAAACCCGAATTAACAAAATCATCAGAACTTTTAGATATTATTAAAAATACTGAATATAAAGAAGAAGGTACAATATGAGTTACATCTTAAAACTAGAAAAACCTACAGATTTAAGAGGGCGTGAGCATGGTCTAATCAGAGGTTATCAAAGCTTTTATGATTGGGTTATTAATCAGAATACAACTGATTTAAGCCCCCAGCATATTCAAAAAGAATTAAAAAACCGCCTTATTCGTCTTGGCTGTACTCAATTAGAAATTAAAGATTTACCTGAGTATTTAGACGTTAATAAGGGGGTTTAATGCTTAGTGATTTTATATTAATTACTCTTTGTATCTGTGTTGGTTGTTTTATACTTGCAATGTTTTATAAATAGGTATTAGATTAGATATTCATTAATTACCTCCAATAAAAGCCCCGCAAACAGAGATTGGGAGAACTCTAGCGGGGCTTTTTCTTTTGGTGGTTGCAATAAATTAAAAAATAGTATTTAAGATAATTATGAAAACAAAAATTGAATATCAAATCCCTAATTTATCAAATGACATTAGCCATAATGATTATGAATATAAATTGGGTTCGTTAGATGCTTTGAGTTTATTATTTGATTATATTAATAATAGTAAATCAAATTTAAACCCACAAGAAATATTAACTTTCATTACTGATGATATGATAAAAAGAGGGGCTATTAAATTAAGAGTTGATATAAAACCCTAGAACCCTAACTAATAACCCAAGACAAGCCCCGCTCAATGCGGGGTTTTTTATTGCGGGTTCTGTTGCGGATACCCCTAGTTTTATCGGGGTTCTAACCCTAGTTTACATCTTGATTACTTTAGGGCTTTAGGTGGTGTAAATTAAGGGTTTTTAAGGTTAGTATTGTTCGCAATGGGTCTAGGGGATATGGCTAGAATTATTTAGAAACTAGTTAGAGTATCCGCCCTAAATACCTTAGAGTTAATAAAAAATGTCATTAAGTTTTATATGCGTGGGCGGGTGTTAGGTATCTTCCCTAATTTCTTTAAGGGGTATTGTTTGGGATATGCCCTTTTTATCTAGTATGATTACTAGTTGCGATAAGTGTAATTATCGGAAAGCTTGAAGACCTTTTTTAAAACTCGGGAACTGTAATTATCGTAACAGTAAACCATATATAGCCACATATAGCCATATGTAATGTTATGATATAATGGCGGAATATATAGATTTATTAGGGGGGCATGGGAGGGACAGTAGGGGGTACTAGGTACACTATATACAAAGTGGGTATAATTTTATAGAATTTACCCTGTAAACCAGTAAACGCTTGACCCTGCGGGAACCCTTATAGGTCTTACCCTATGTAGTAGATGTAGTTCCCCGGGTAGGGGGTAAGTCTATTATACACCTGTGTGCGGATTTGTCAAGTAAAAATTATATTTTTTTTAAAGAATTAACTTGACAACTAGCTGATATTGGATATAATAGATAAGGTAAGTACAAAGCAAGCACATACTCCGCCACTTTAAATACAGTAAAAACAAAAAGGGAGACATGGTGCAAATCTGTACTACACAAATATTCTTATGAATCTACTACCTCAAAAACCCAAGCAAAAAAAAGAACTAACAGAAAAGCAAGAAGCTTTCGTTGATGCCCTAATAGATAACGGGGGAAGTGTACCTCAAGCTATGAAGACAGCAGGGTATGAACCAACATCACGCTCTTGGTTAGTTAATTCAGTTTCTAATGAGATAGTAGAACGAACACAGAACTATTTAGCGACATACGGAATGAAAGCCGCTAACAACTTAGTTACTGCTTTAGACGAAGACGGAACAACCCCCAAGGGTGAACTACGATTAAAGGCGGCGGAAAGCCTTCTTAATAGAATAGGAATAGGTTCAAGAGAAACAGTAGACCACAATGTGACAGCAATTCATGGTGTGGTTTTACTACCAAACAAAGAAAGGGAGAAAGTTATAGATGGCTGATATAGAAGCAATAGCAAAAGGATTAGGTATTATACTTAATGTAGCCGATGCTATTTTAATTAAAAAAAAAGTAGATAAGTTAGCAGGTGGTAGTAGTGGTAGAACTGCGTCTACCGAAGATATAAAAGCTATCATAAAAACAACAGTAAAAAAACCTACTATGCTAGATGTAGCAGGTGGTGTTACAATGAATAAAGCTAGAAGTAAATCTGGTAAAGACATGATTAAAACAACAACTCTAGGAAAAAAAGGAAAACAGGGCTACTCTAAAGGTGGTTCCGTAAAAACCTACGCAAAAGGGGGCGGTGTAAGAACTGCTAATAACAGCGAATAGATATAATGGATGAAAACAACCAAAAAGAACAGGCATTAAACTCCTTAAAAAATTTAATTAAAGATAAAGCTGAAGACACAACAGTAATTAAAAAAGCAAAAAGTGTTGTAAAAAAACATCCTGTTTTAGCAACTACTGTTAGTTCAATAGTAAAACAAGAATTAGGTGGTTCAATTAATATTGGGAAAAATAAAAAAATAGAATTTCAATATGACCCAAAAAAGAAAAAAACAAGTTTAGGTTTTAGTATGTCTTTTAATAAAGGTGGCTCTATAAAATCCTACGCAAAAGGCGGCGGAGTACGAAAAGCGAAGATGACAGCAGGATATTAGATATGGGATTAATACTAAGATTAATACTAGCAGGAGCGTCTCGTTCTAGTATAATAGCTAAACATGGTCAAAAAATGTATAATGCAGCTAAAAACTTAATGAAAACAAAAGATAAAAGTATCTGGTCAAAGTTAAGTAAGAAAGATGCAGAAAAGTATATTTTAAAACCTATAAAAGAAGCTGAAAAAGTAAAACTTAAACCTAGTAAGCAAATTTTAAAAGATTTTGGAAAAGGAACTGCTGTAGGAACAACTGCTGCTAGTGTTAATAAAACAAGCCCCCGTAATCAATACGCAAAAGGTGGAGGCGTAAGAAAACCTAAGTACTAATGAAAAGACCCCTAACAACAAGAAGTAATGACTTTAGAAACTGGGTACAGGATAAATACAAGAAAGACCCTAACTTATTAAAACCAATAGACTTACACAATAAATTTATAGTTTACCTAGCATGGACACAAGCACAACTACCCAAGAAACTAGAAAATCATCAACAATACCCTATGGATATAAATTAGATGACGACACCAATACGTTATTACCTATCGAGAAAGAGCTTGAGGCTTATACAAAAGCAAAAGTATATCTTCAGTCTTGCTCTTATAGGGAAGTTGCTAGTTGGCTCACTACCACAACAGGCAGAAAGATATCCCCACAAGGACTCAGAAAAAAAGTATTAGGAGAAAAGAATGGCTTATAGATTATCAAGTGACAGACAGCCGGGTATTAACACGGCTAATGAAAGAAAAACTAAAAAGAAGAAGAAAAAAATTAAATCAGCAGCAGAAATTGCGGCAGATGGTTTTATAAAAAAATTTCTTGCAGAAATAAAAAATAGGGATTTAAAAAATAAACCAAAAATAACGAAACCAGACATAAAGACAAGAAAAGATAGTGTTAAGTATTCTGGACAATCAAAAGGATATCCAAAAACTTTAGATGTAAGATATGCTAAAGATTTGGCGTTACAAAAAAAATTAAAGAAAAAAAATCAGTGAATGAAATACCTCCTCCGAAGCCTAAACGCCAATACAATTACAGTGTTGCTACAAAAGCTAGGAAATCAGCTCAAAAAAAGCTTAATCAAGCTAAAAGAACAGTTGCAACTAAAGTAAAGCAAGTAAAAGCACAAAAAGATAAGGTTAGATACATAGAATCTGGTCTAAAGAAGATAGAAGGAACTTTAACGGGTAAGAATCCTGCTGCTTTAACAGAAAATGACTTAAAAGTAGCACCTAAAGCAGTAAAAGAGCAAGTAGAACAAGAAAATATTATATTTAAGCCTAATGAGGGGCCACAAACAGACTTTTTAGCATCTCCAGAAAGAGATGTATTATATGGTGGAGCCGCTGGTGGTGGTAAATCCTACGCATTATTAGCTGATTTGCTTAGATATGCTCATTTAACTGACCATCGTGCCTTATTAATTAGAAGAACACTAGACGAACTAACAGAATTAATTGATAAAAGCAAGCAGTTGTACCCGAAAGCGTTTCCGGGAGCAGTATTTAAGGAAGCTAAATCAATGTGGATATTCCCTAGTGGAGCAACTGCATGGTTTTCTTATCTTGACAGAGATAAAGATGTAACTAGGTATCAAGGCCAAGCATTTAATTGGATTGGTATAGATGAAATAACACATTACCCTACTCCTTATGTTTGGGAGTACCTACGTTCTCGATTAAGAACAACAAACCCAGATATAGCCCCTTATATGAGGTGTACAGCTAACCCGGGAGGTTTAGGTGGATGGTGGGTTAAAAAAATGTATATAGACCCCTCACCGCCCTATGAAGCGTTTGCAGCGGGTGATATAGACTCTGGCGAGGTTTTTAGATGGCCGGAAAAACATGATAAAGCAGGACAACCTCTTTTTCAACGAAAGTTTATTCCTGCTAGATTAACGGATAACCCTTACTTGATGCTAGATGGTCAGTATGAAGCTATGCTTCGTTCACTACCAGATGTAGAAAGAAAAAGGTTGCTAGATGGAGATTGGGAAGTTGCAGAAGGAGCTGCTTTTCCAGAGTTTTCTAAACATTTGCATGTTATAGAACCTTTTGAAGTTCCTGTAGGATGGCAACGATTTAGAGCGGCTGATTATGGTTATGCTTCTCCCTCTTGTGTATTATGGGGTACAGTAGACTTCGATGGAAATATTTATATCTATCGTGAGTTGTACTCAGCAGGATATACAGGTGAAGCTTTAGCCGGTATGATACTAGAAATGGAAAGAAATGACCCTAGTATGTCCTTATGTATTTTAGATACAAGTTGTTGGAACAGAGTAGGTTTAGGCCCTAGTATAGCTGAAACAATGATAAGAAATGGTGTTCGTTGGTTACCTGCTGATAGAGATAGAATTTCTGGTAAAGTAGAAGTTCATAGAAGATTAGCAATAAACCCAATGACAGCAGAACCAAAATTAAAAATATTTACAACTTGTACCAATTTAATTAGAACAATGTCTAGTATACCTACATCAAAGATAAACCCAGAAGATGTAGATACAAAAGCAGATGACCATGCCTATGATGCATTACGATACATGATTATGACGAGGCAGTCTAATCAACCAACACTAAACACAACATTAAACAGAATAAAGGATAGAGTTGCTTTTACACCTAGCGATGCAACATTTGGTTATTAAATATGGATGAAATAAAATTTGCTCAACTTCAAAGACAGGCTCAAATAGAAGTTATAGATACTTTTAATAAAAGTACATTAAAAAGAACTTTAACTAGTCCTGCAGCTTTAAAACATTTATCTTCATATAATAAAAATATGAAAAAGATATTAAATAATAAAAATTT